CCCGGTGGCCATCCGGCTGCCGCCGGAAGAGGGGCGGCTCGCCGAGCAGGCCGCCTCGGTCAACCGGCAGTGCCTGAGCGACTTCGTGCGCGATGCCGTCGTGACGGCCGCTGCGGAGTGCCTCGAGGTCGATTCGTACAACGATACGCGTCCGTGACGCGACACTAGACACGCTAGGCAGCGACTTCCGTCGAAGGCGCGCGCCCACGCGGTGACATAAGCCAGGCCGATGGCCGGCGTGTCACCACGCGGGCCGCGCCTTTTCGCGTTTCAGGAGCAGACATGAACATCAAGCAGTGCAAGCAGGCGCTGGCCGACAACGGCGCCGCGCAGGCCAAGCTGAAGGCGGAAGGCCGCAAGCTGCTGGCCATCGCCGATCGCACGGACGAGCAGCAGGCGCGCGTCGACGCGATCGCGACGGAACTCGACCAGCTCGTCGCCGCGGCCGTGCCGCTGTCGGCCGAGCTCGCCAACCTCGAGCGGTTCGCCGAGGAAGAGAAGGCGTCGGCCCTGCCGGTCATCGTGCCGGGCGCCGACCGCGCCGCGCTGAAGCCGTGGGGCCCCGTGCTCCACCGTGACGCCACGGCCGGGATGAAGGCCGAGGCGCACGTCGCCGGCCTGGGCGAGTTCGCCATCGCCGTGCGCAACGCCGCCACCGGCCAGGGTTTCGACCCGCGCCTGAGCGCCGCGGCCAGCGGCATGAACAGCACGACCGGCGCCGACGGCGGCTTCGCCATCCCGGTCGAGTACGCCGCGGGCATCGAGTCGCAGATGTTCCAGACGGGCGAGATCCTCTCGCGCGTCGACGCGCGCAGCATCGGCGGCGACCGGATCGTCTACACGGCGGTCGACGAGACCAGCCGCGCGACGGGCAGCCGGCAGGGCGGCGTGACGGGCTACTGGGTCGACCAGGGCACCGCGCCGACCGCCAGCCAGACCAAGCTGGCCCGCATCGAGATGACGCTCCGCAAGGTGGCCGCGCTCGGCTACATGACGGACGAACTCGTCGCGGACGCCGCGGCGCTGGGCGGCGAGCTGCAGGCGATGTTCGTCGAAGAGCTGCAGTTCCAGACCGAGGATTCCGTGTTCCGCGGCACCGGCGCCGGCCAGCCGCTCGGCTTCCTGGCCGCGCCCTGCCTCGTGTCGCAGGCGGCCGAAGGCGGCCAGACCGCCGACACCATCAACGGCACCAACATCGTGAAGATGTGGGCGCGCATGCCCGCGCGCTCGAAGCGCAACGCGGTGTGGCTCGTCAACACCGAGTGCGGCCCGCAGCTCGACGCGCTGGTCTTCCCGACCGCGAGCACCGAGGTGGCCGCGCGCTTCGTGAACTACGGCCCCGACGGCGTCCTGAGCATCAAGGGCCGCCCGGTCATCGAGTGCGAGTACTCGGCGGCCATCGGCGACCTGGGCGACATCGTGCTGGTCGACCTGAGCCGCTATCGCCTCATCCGGAAGGGCGGCGTCGATCAGGCGTCGTCGATGCACGTTCGCTTCACGCAGGGCGAGCAGACGTTCCGCGCCACCTACCGAGTCGACGGCCAGCCCGTGCCGCGCTCGGCCCTGACGCCCTACAAGGGCTCGGCCACGCTGTCGCCCTTCGTGGCCCTGGCGGCGCGGTAGTTCGGACCTGAGACAAGGAGCAGCGACGCAATGCCTCTCATCCTCGAACAGTGCCAGATCGTGCCGGCGTTCGGCCCGGTCAACCTGGCGACCGCCGCCAACAACGGCGACTACGTCAGCCTGAAGAACTACAAGCACGTCGCGGTGGTGTTCCACTCGATGGTCGGCACCGCCGGCGAAGACCCGACCCTGACGATCACGCAGGCGTCTGACGTGTCCGGCACCGGCGCCAAGGCCCTCAACATCAACACGGCCAAGGCGTACAAGAAGCAGGCGGCCACCAACCTCCTGTCGACGGGCACCTGGTCGAGCGCGTCAGGCGACGTGTCGACCAACACCCTCACCAACGGCACGTCGGCCGAAGAAGAGGCGCTCTGGGTCGTCGAGTTCGACTCGGACGAGCTCGACGTCGACAACGGCTTCGACTGCTTCCGCGCCAGCGTCGCCGACGTGGGCAGCAGCTCGCAGCTCGGCGCCTGCTACTACATCCTGTCGGAACCGCGCTACCAGGCGCAGCCGACCAGCATGCCGTCGGCCATCGGCGACTAGGAGTCGTGACCGGGGCGGGTGCCGCAAGGGCCCGCCCCGGGCGATGCGCTCATGGAGACGTCCTGGCTGCACACGGCCCCCGCCACCGAGCCGATCGCGCTCGATGAGGCGACGAAGCGGCACCTGCGCATCGAGGACGCCGTCACGGAAGACGACGCGCTGATCGTCACGGACATCGAAGCCGTGCGGCAGTGGGCCGAAACCTTCACCGGCCGCGCGTTCATCTCGCAGACGTGGGATCTCAAGCTCGACGGGTTTCCCTCCGGGCGGATCGTGCTGCCGCGGCCGCCAGTGACGGCGGTGACGTTCATCCAGTACATCGACACGGCCGGCACCACGCAGACGCTGTCGTCGTCGCTCTACCGCGTCGAGCTGCCCACGGGGCCGCTCGCGGCGCCCGCGCACATCGAACCGGCCTACGGTGAGACCTGGCCGTCGACACAGTCCGTGTCGAACGCCGTCACCGTGCGCTACGTCTGCGGCTACGGCACGAAAGGCGTGCAGGTGCCCGCGAACATCCGAAAGGCCATGCTCCTGCGGCTCGGCACGCTGTACGAGCAGCGCGAAGGCATGGTCGTCGGCACCATTGCGTCGCCGATTCCTCGCGTGGACGAAGAAACCATGCTCTGGCCGTTCAAGGTGTGGCGATGAGGGGCGGACTCCTGCGCCACCGCGTGACGCTGCAGCGCGTCGTGACCACGAAGGACGCCCTCGGCGGCGACGTGCAGACGTGGTCCACGCTGGCCACCGTGTGGGCCGCCGTGAAGCCGCTCAGCGGCCGCGAGGCGTTCGAAGCGCAGCGCGTGACGTCGACGGCCAGCCTGTTCCTGAGCATTCGCTACCGCGAGGACGTGACGCCGGCCATGCGCGTGGTGTGGCACGGCCGCACCTTCGAGATTACGCACGTCGAGAACGTGAGCGGCCGCAACGTGGAACTCGTGCTCTGGCTCGAAGAGATGCAGGCACAGACCGGGCAGGTGGCGTGATGGCGATCCGCCAGGCCATCTCCACCCGCCACGTCAACGCCTTGAAGCGCGCCTTCAAGACCGTGCCGGACGAGATCCGCGCCCGCGCCGCCGACGCGACCGAGGCGACCGTCTACGCCGTCGAGCGCCGCGCCCAGCAGAACGTACCGGTCGACACCGGCACGCTGCGCAGTCACATCGGATCGGCGTTTTCGAAGCGCACCGGGTTCGGGCGCGTGGGCATCAAGTCCGGGCGCGTGGCGCTGGCCGGCCGCGGCGGCTCGGCGCATACCAGCCAGGGCGCCCGCCTGCTCGAGCCGAAGAAGTACGCCCACATGGTGGAGTTCGGGACGTCGAAGATGTCGGCGCACCCGTTCATGCTGCCGGCGGCCGAGGCCGAGCGCGGGCCCTACGCTTCGCGCCTGCGCCAGGCTGGCCAGCAGGCCGAGCGCGCGCTCACCAACATCGGCGCGAGGTTCCTGTAATGGCCCACCTCAGCGCCATGGAAGCGGTGCTCACCGCGGTCTATACCGCGCTGAACGTGGCCGGGATGACCGCACTGTGTTCGGTGCACAACGGCGTCCCGCAGTCGACGACCTTTCCATACCTGCGCACCGGCGACGCGGTCGAGCGGCGCGAGGACTGCATGGGCGCGCCTGGCAAGGCCGTCATCGTGCGGCTGCATGTGTTCTCGCAGTCCCGCTCCGATCTCGAGTCGTCGCGCATCATCTCGAAGGCCGTCGAGCTGCTGCACTACAGCGCGTTGACGGTCTCCGGGCACACGCTCATCGCCTCGCAGTACCAGCAGACGTTCGACGCCGGCACCGAGAACGTGGGCGCCATCGAAACGCGCCACAAGGTGGCCGAGTTCGAAATCACCGTGAGGCAGACGCCATGACCGGGCTCGAGGGCCTGTTCGCCGAGCGCGCCGTCGCCGCGCTCGAGCGCATCGCTGATCTGCTCGCGGCGCTCGTCGACGGTCCCGAGGCGTCGGGCCAGTGCCAGCACCCGGAAACGGCGCGCGACCACAGTGAAACCACGATGGGCCACCCGCGATGGACGTGCACCGCGTGCGGCTATCGCTACGAGGCGACGACCCGCGCGGCGGAAGGCTAACCGATGGCACAGCACCCTCTGATCAACGCGACAGTCTTCTTCGGCCAGTACGACATCTCGGCCGACCACAATCAGGTGCGCGTCGGCGCCACCGTCGAGGCGCTCGACCGCACGACGTTCGGCCAGACCACCCGCATCAAGATGGGCGGCCTGCGCGCCGGCGAGATCACCGGTTCGGGGTTCCTCAGCTACGGCGCCACGGAGGTCGAAGCCTACCTGTCCGAAAAGCTCAGCCTGAACGACGTACCGATCACGGTCACGCCGACCGGCACGGCGCTCGACCGCGCGCCCTTCATGCAGGCGCTCGTCGCCTCCCTGACGCCAGTCGGCGGCACGGTGGGCGACATGCACCGGTTCGACTGGAAGGGCGAGACCGGGCAGTCGCCGCTGATTCATACCGGCGTACTGATGGCCGCCAAGGCGGCACGCACGTCGAGCAGCAACAGCGGCACGGCGCAGCAGCTCGGCGCCGTCGGCGCCAGCCAGCGGATCTGGGCCGCGCTGCACGTCTTCGCCGCGTCGGGCACCACGCCGTCGCTGGCCGTGACGGTCAAGTCGGACAACAGCGTCGGGTTCGGCTCGCCGACGACGCAGATCACGTTCACGAGCGCGACGACGGCCACCAGCGAAGTCAAGAGCACGGCCGGCGCCATCACCGACGACTACTGGCGCGTCGATTGGACCATCAGCGGCACGACCCCATCGTTCACGTTCGCCGTGGCGATCGGCATCCTCTAGGGAGACACGACCTTGGCGCAGCACATGCTCTATGACGCGTACTTCGTTCTCAACTCGGTGAACCTGTCGGCGAACGTCAAGTCGATCCGGCTGCCCTACGGCGTCGAGTCGCTCGACGACACCGCGATGGGCGACACGACCCGCACGCACCTCGGCGGCCTGAAGACGTGGTCGATCGAAGTGGACCTGCTGCAGGACTACGCGTCGAGCTCGACCGACCAGACGCTGAACGCGCTCGTCGGCAGTACCTACGCGTTCGAGATCCGGCCCACGTCCGGCAGCGTGTCGGCCACGAACCCGAAGTGGACGGGCACCGCGCTCGTCAAGGACTACCAGCCGATCGGCGGGACGGTGGGCGAACTCCACATGACCCGGCTGATGCTGGAAAGTGCGTCGGCGCTGACTCGCGCGACGTCGTAACCGCGGCCGGACTCGGCCGCCATGAGGTGACACATGGCACGACTGACCAGGGAGGCGCTGCTGCAGCGCGGCGCCCTCCCACGCAAGACCGTGAAGCTGCCCGTGATGGGCGAAGAAGTGCTCGTGCAGGGGCTGACCGGTGCCCAGCGCGACCAGTTCGAAGGCGACAGCGTGGTGCAGCGCGGCAAGCACCGATCGACGAACTTCGCCAACATGCGCGCGCGCCTGGTGGTGCTCGGCGTCATCCACGACGACGGCCAGCGCGTCTTCACGGACAGCGACGCCGCGGCCGTGGGGAACCTGCCGGCCGCCGACATCGACGTCATGTTCGACGCCATCCGTGAACTGTCCGGCATGTCGTCGGAGGACGTCGAAGAGCTGGGAAAGCCCTCGCCGGGCGGCCAGCCCGGCTTCTCGCCTACCGCATCGTCCGAGACATCGGCGGCTTCACCGTCGACGAGTTCCTCGAACGAGTCAGCGCCCGCGAATTAGCGGAGTGGCAAGCCATGTACCAGCTTGAAGCGAAGTATCGCGAGCTGGTGCAGGAGAAGGTCGACCCCGAGGTCGCCTTCGGCATGGTCTACGGGGAGTAACGGTCATCGCCACCATCGCCAGCCTTATCGTGCAGATCGGCGCCGACATCGCTGATCTCAATACGAAGATGGACCGCGCGCAGAGCGCGGTGCAGGGCGGCGTGTCGAAGATCAATGCGGCCGTCGACGCGCTGAAGGCGACCGCTGCCTTCGGCGCCGTCGTCGCCGTGATCGGCGAGGTGGTGGCGGCAGCCGACGAGCTCGACACGCTGTCGGCCCGCATCGACGACACCGCAGAGAACGTGCAGCGGCTGCAGGCAGTCAGCGAGTCGTTCGACGTCGAGCTGGGCGCGATCATCGCCGGCATCCAGATCATGCAGGGCAAGCTGGGCGACGGCCAGCTCGCCGGGGCCCTGAATGCCATCGGCGTGGAGATGGCGGCGTTCGCCGCCGCGTCGCCATCGGAACAGTTCGTGATGGTGGCCGAGGCGCTCGCCAAGATTGAAGACCCGGCGCAGCGCGCGTCGGCCGCGTCTGAGATCTTCGGGAAGAACGCCCGGGCGCTGGCGGGTGCGTTCCGCGAAGGTGTCGGCGACGTCGACCGGTGGATCAAGATGTCCGACGGCGCGGTCACGGCGCTCGACCGCATGTCGACCTTCTTCGGCAAGCTGAAGGCCAGCCTCGTCAACGCGTCCGCGGAACTGGCCTATACCATCTCGCAACTGCGCGCGCTCGACCAGATTCGCGAGGTGCTGTCGAAAGCGCCGATCCTCAACGTCGCGAACCCGCAGAAGTTCGCGCCGGTGCTGCCGCCTGGCCTGCCGAAGGACTACGCAGACATCACCGCGTCGCTCACGGCCGGTGCCGAGGCCAGCGTGAAGCTGCAGCAGGGCACGGCGAAGACGGCCGTCGAGGCGACGAAGGCCGCGGCGGCGTTCAAGGAGTCCGTCGCCTACGTCCACGCTACCGAGCGCGGCTGGCTGGTCATCCCGAACGCGGTGGAGTCGGCCGCGGCCGAGATCGCCGAGGTGCGCGACGCCATGGCGGCGATGGCGGCCATTTCCTTCAACACGACGTGGCAGACGTTCCAAGCCGGCGTGCAGGACTCGTCGCGGGAACTCGAAGCCGTGCACGAGAAGATGCGCATCGTGATGACCTGGCGCGACATCGGCGTGCAGCTCTCGAAAGCGGTCATCGGCGCCGTGCAGGGCGGCGGCGACATCGGTCGCGCCCTGGGCGGCCAGGTCGGACAGATCATCGGCACGAAACTCGGCGATTCGATCGGGAAGTGGGCGGGCACGGCCATCGGCGGCGCCCTGGGCGCGTCGATCGGCGGCATCGCCGGCAGCGTGGTCCCGGTCATCGGCACCATCGTCGGCTCGGCCATCGGTGGCTGGATCGGCTCGAAGTTCTCCAACAGCAACAAGCCGCCCACCGAGTTCCAGCAGATTCAGGCGATCCTCGAGTCGGGCGCGTTCCGCAAGCTGGCGGCCGAGGCCACCGCGCTCGGGCTGTCGCTCGACGGCATCTTCGACCCGAAGGTGATCACGAACCTGCCCGCCTTCATGGCGGCCATCGAAGGGCTCGAAGAGAAGATCAAGCAGGTCAAGGAACTGAAGGCGCAGATCGCCGACCTGACCGAGAAGACGACCATCGACTTCGACAAGATGAACGCGGTGGTGAAGGAGTTCGGGCTCGACATCACGAAGCTGGGCCCGGCGTTCCAGCAGGCCGCCCTCGACAAGGAAGCGCAGCGCATCATCGACGCCTTCGCCGTGATGGAGAAGGGCGGCGCGGACATGACCGGCGTGCTCGAGGGCATGGCCGACGAAATCAGCAAACTGGTGCAGGACGCGATCAAGTTCCACGGGACGCTGCCCGAGAACATGAAGCCCTGGATTCAGAAGCTGATCGACGCGGGCCTGCTGCTCGACGAGAACGGCAACAAGATCACGGACATGTCGCAGCTCAAGTTCGGCGAGCCGATGAAGTCCGAACTCGAGAAGCTGACCGAGGAACTCGACAAGCTGATTGCGAAGCTCGACGAGCTGGTGAAGGCCATCACCGACAACCTGTCGAACGCGCTCCAGAACCTGCCCGACATCGACATCGACGCGAACGTGAACTACCGCTACCGGAACGGCCCGGGCGGCGAGGACAACGTGCCCGGCCTGGCCGCCGGCGGCATCGTGACGCGGCCCACGTTCGCGCTCATCGGCGAGGCCGGGCCCGAAGCGGTCATCCCGTTGAACTCGCGCCACATGCCCTCTGGCGGGGGCGTGGTGCTCAACCTCACCCTGAACAACGGCGTGTTCGATGGCTACGCCAGCGAGCAGCAGTTCGCGCAGCGCGTGCTGAGCGCCCTGGCGCAGGCCGGCGACCTGCGCGGCATCCGCACGGCGTTCGCGGGAGCCTGACGCATGGCCTACCACGCACGCGCCAACGTCTGCCGCGCCGGCGTCACCTACGCCGGCCTGGCGCACCATCCGGCCGTCTTCAAGGTCGGCGCGACCGACCGATCCGCCGACTGCCTCGTCGACGGGTTCTCCATCGCGACGGCCCTCGATGGGTCGCCGTCGACCTGCACCTTCGTGGCCGAGGGGTTCACGCCGACGCTTGGCGCCGACGTCACTCTGACCATGGGCGGCGCGCTCATCTGGGGTGGCACGCTCATTTCCGTGCGGGCCGTCGCCCAGAAGATCGTCGCGGGCACGGTGTTCTATCAGTGCCAGGCCATCGATTGGACCTGGCTGATGGACCGGTACGCGGTGGTCAACGTCGATATCGACACCCGCCCGGCAAATCAGGCCGTTGCCGAGATCCTGCGCACCTACACCGACGGCGGGTTCCGCACGGGCTACATCCCGATGGAGCTCGGGTCGGTGGGGCCGTTCAGCTTCGCCGGCCTGCGCGTCTCCGAAGCCCTGCGGCGCATCGCCGCCGCCGTCAACGCGATGATGCGCGTGAAGCCCGACAAGTCGGTCGACATGTTCCAGACGCTGCCGACGTCGAACGCGCTGTCGATTGGCAACAGCAGCGACGTGCGCAGCGTGGTCTACGAGTCGTCGCTCGCCCAGGTCCGCACGCGCACCTACTTCGCCGGCGGCGGCAGCCAGACCACGGCGCTGGTGCAGGCGACGGCGACCACCATTCCGGTCGAGGAATGCGGCTGGTACGTGTCGGGCACGCAGGGGCTGGTCGGCTCTGCCATCATCAGCTACACCGGCGTGTCGGCGACCATCGGCCCCGGCAACCTCACCGGCTGCTCGGGGCTCACCCGGGAAATCCCGCAGGGCGAAACCGTCGCCACGCTCGCCCAGGCCGACGACAGCGCCGCGCAGACCGCGCTGGCCACCGTGCTCGGCGGCGGCCGCTCCGGCGTCGCGGTGGGCTGGTTCTCGGACGGCCGGCTCTCCTACGGCGAGGCGGCCGCGCGCAGCACCAGCGACGTGGCGTTCTACAAGGAAGCCATCCCGTCGCTGGCCTACACCACCAGCGACCGCTACCACGAGCCCGGCAAGACCGTGTCCGTCAGCGTGACCGATCCGGTCACGGTGTCGGGCGACTTCCGAATCCAGAGCGTTGTCATGACGCCGTTCGGCCCCATCGAGGGCAACACTCCGCGGTTCCAGTATCAGGTGCAGTGCCGGCTCGCGCGGCGCGCCGACGTGCTGGATCTGCTCAAGGCGAGCTAAGGCATGGCGATCACCATCGACCGCACCGGCATCACGCTCACCAACGACAGCGGCACCCCGTCGTCGCCGGCCGGCGACGGCACGCTCTTGAACGCGGCCGATCGGGTCGCGGTGCTCGACCGCATCGACCAGCTCTTCAACGGCACCCGCTCGTCGACCTTCACGCTGGGCACGCTGCTCGCCGTCGACGGGTTCGGCGTCTCGAATTTCAGCGCCGGCGGCACCGGCGCCAACGTGATCGGCGTCCGCAACACCACCAGCGGCACGGGCAACTACTCCGAAGTCCGCGCCGGCAACAACGCGACCGCCACGCTGATGCGCCTGAAGGCGCTGTCATCGGCGTTCTCGACGGCTGGTTACGACTTCGCGTCGGGCGTGACGGTGGAGGCGACCGGCAGCGGCGGCCTGAACCTGGCGGCGTCGGACGCGTCGGGCCCGTTCCGGATCTACACCGGCGGCTCGACGCAGCGCCTGGCCATCGACAGCGCCGGAACGTGGACGTTTCTCAACTCGAGCGTCACCGCGGTGCCGCTGGCGGCCGGGTCGGTCTCGTCGCCGTCGCTGACCTGCGCCACCGACACGAACACCGGGCTGTATTTCACGGCGGCGAATCTCAACGTGGCGGTCGACGGGGTGCAGGCGGCGACGTTCTCGGCGACGGCGAACTCGGTCGCCGTGACGGCCACGGGCGGCGCGTTCGGCACCGGCGCGCTGCGCACGGGCGCCCTCATCACCGCGGCCCGCAACACGTCCGGCAGCGGCGCGCCCGGGCTCTTCCGCTGCATCGACCGCGGCGGGTCGAATCGGTATCTCTGGTGCCGCGACAACGGCGACTGGCAGACCAGCACGTCGGCCCCGGATGAGTCGACGGGCGACAACACCGGCACCGTCATCGGCACGCAGACGTCGACGCGCGCCACGAAGCGGGCGATCGAAGCCTTCGTCGACTACGGCGCCGCGCTGGCGCTCATCGCGCGCACGCCGCTCTATCGGTTCCAGTACCGGCAGGGCGACACGGACACGGCCCACGTCGGCATCATGGCCGACGAGTCGCCGGAGTTCACCCGCTACCAGCAGACGGCGTTCGATCCGGTGAACGCCTTCGGCTACACCGCCGCGGCGATCAAGGCGCTGCTGCGGCGCGTCGACATCCTTGAGGCCGCGCTAGCGGCACGCGGCTAGACCGAGGCCACGCACCACCTCGGCCCGCCCGCCCCTGGTCGCGATGACGTCGTCGATGCGATCGCCGTCGACGTCGGCGATGGTGATCTGCGGCGCGTCCAAGGCCAGCGCGACCGACGCTTCGACGCACAGCCCGGCGACCGGGAACGCGCCCAGCGGGCCGCTCTTCGCCGGGTGCAGGACGGCCACGAACACGACGTGGTCCCACGGCGCCGCGGCGCGGAAGAGCAGCTCGTCGCCCGGCGCGTCCGGCGTCAACGTGATCGGCCCGACCAGTGTGGCGTGCCCGAGCACGTCGACATCGACCACGCCCTGGGTCGGCGCCAGCGTCTGCGCCGCCGCCGGCGCGGCCGCGGCCGCCAGAACGAGCACCAACAGCACGATTCTCATGGGTTCGACTCCCTCACTCGTGAAAGCGACAGACGCCGGAGAGGGCCTTCACACGCTACCACGGAGCCGTCATGCCTGACACGGCCCCCGCCCCCGTCCTGGCCACCCTGACGGCCGACGACGCCGCCGCCCTGCGGGACGCCCACCGCCGGTATGCCGACGCGCTGCGGCGCGCCGAACTGGCCGCGGCGCGCGCGAAGGTCGACATCGGCGAGGCGCACGAGGCCGTGCTCACCGTCGAGCGCGCCCTCGGCGCCGCGCACGGCTACGACCCCGACCAGCCCTGCCGGCTGGTGGGCCTGCAACTCCTGCCGATGGAGCCCCAGCCGTGACCGGCATCCGGGCGCTCGAGGTGGGCGGAACCGTGGCCGTGGCAGCCGTCACAGGAGCAGGCGTCGTGCACGAGGCAGATCTGTCGGGCGCCTGGGCGCTCATCGTTCAAATCGGCGGCCCGGCGCTGGTCGGCTACTTCTCGGCCCGCATCACCAGCGAGCGCGCCATCGAACGCATCGAGACCAAGGTCGACGCGCTCGGGAACGAGCTGCGCCAGTACTACGCGCGGAAGGGGCCAGAATGACCACCGCCGAGTACATCGCGCGGCACGTCTTCCCGGCCGCCTTCGCCCTGCTGCCGCCGCAGATGGACAGTCCGCAGGCGCGGGCGATGCTGCTCGCCATCGGCTGGCAAGAGTCCCGGTTCACGCACCGCGCCCAGATCGGCGGCCCCGCCCGGGGCTACTGGCAGTTCGAGCGCGACGGCGGTGTCGTCGGCGTGATGCGGCACGAGTTCAGCCGCTACCCGGCCGCCCGGGTACTCGAGGTGCTCGGCTACCCGCCGGAACGCCAAGCCATCTACGACGCCCTCGAGCACAACGACGTGCTGGCGGCGTGCTGGGCGCGCCTGCTGCTGTGGACGGACCCGCGGCTCCTGCCGCAGAGCCCCGCCGATCAGGATGAGGCGTGGGGCGCCTACCTGCGGACGTGGCGGCCGGGCAAGCCGCATCAGGCGACGTGGGCCGCGTTCTATCAGCGGGCCTGGTCGGTCGAGTGGCCGGGGGTGACGCGCGCATGAAGCCCCTGGGCGGCTACATCGGCCACGCGGCGCCCGCGCCGTGGATGTCGATCGGCATGCTCGACCCGGCGCAGCCGCTGCCGCCGCAACCGCGGCCCGGCTTCGGCTGGGTGGTGCAGGTCGGGTTCCACGAGTCGCCGCTCGAGCCCGCGGCCCGCCTCGCCGAACGCGCCAAGGCTACGCTCGACGCGGCCGGTCGCTGGGGCGACGTGCTGGCGTTCGTCTACGGCGAGGAATGGTTC